ATGAACGCCAAGTTCCAGACGGACGGGGACGGCAGCTACCTCATCAACATCGGCCCGACGCGGCCGACCCACGACGAGTATCGCGAAGCCACTGAGGCGATAGATGCTCTGGCGCGAGTCATGGCAGATGACTTCGCAGACGGTATCAACCACCCGAGCTTCTATATCGACAGGTATCGGCGCATGCGGCGAGAGCGCGAGGTTCTCTGCGCTGCGTACTTCGCCAAGACGTATGGCCTTTACGAAGGCTCGGGAGCTGGAGAGCGCTGTCCCCGGCCGGAAGCTGACCGCATCGAGGCGCTTGTATCTGCGAGCACCCAATCACTCGATTGGGAGGGCGAGCGGTGAGCGCGCGAGTCGTTGCCGCGGTGCTCGCGGTGCTGCTCGCCGCCGCGGTCGTGGTCGGCGTCGTGGCGATCGCGAGCCTGCGCGCCGACGTTGCCGAGCGCGACGCCCATGTAGTCGAGCTTCGCGGCGAGCTTCGCGACCTCGGACGGGTCATCGCGAACGATCAGGCGCGGCTTGATCGGGCTGAGCGTGAGGGGTTCGACAAGTGAACGCGGCGTCCCCTGAATGCGGGCTCTCGTGAGGCGGGCGCGCTCGCGTGGCATGGAGCGTATGCACCATGCAACACAGCAAACCGACATGACCAACCTAGATCGCGCTAAGGCGCTGCTGATCGAGTGGAAAGCGTGGCAGACCTCGCAGGGACTGTCTGAGCGGACGACATACGAACGAGAGCTTGCCGTGCGTAGCCTGCTCGCGTTCACGGGCGAGGAAGCTCTAGAACTGACGAGCGCCGGGATAGTCCAGTTCGTCGGCCGCAAGCGCCTCGCGGCGTCCACGAGGTCGAGCTATCACGCGCATATCCGGGCGTTCTGCAAGTGGCTCGTGACCACCGATCGGCGCGCCGACAATCCGTGCGAGAAGACGCCGAGTCCGAAGCGCCGCAAGCACCTTCCACGGCCCCTGCTCGACAATCAGTTCGTCGCTGTCCTGAAGGCGTGCGAGGACGATGCGGACGTTCGCCTCATGGTGATGCTCTACGCCTGCGCGGGCCTGCGTGAGTTCGAGATAGCGAAGCTGCACGACGACGATCTACAGCTTGAGCGGGGCGTGCTCACGGTGACCGGCAAGGGCGGCAAGACGGCGATGGTCCCGCTACAGGATGACCTCTGGGCTGAGCTTCGGCGGCACAGGTACGGCAAGCGCGGCTACGTGTTCCCGTCGCCTGACTGGACCGATCGCGAGCACATCACACGGTCGTGGGTTTACACCAAGATCAAGCGCGTCATGCGCTCGGCGGGCGTCGAGGGCACGCCCCATCAGCTACGTCACTGGTACGGCACGAGTCTTCTTGAGGCGGGCAACGACATCCGTATCGTGCAGGAACTGATGCGGCACGAATCGACGGCGACCACCCAGATTTACACGCGGGTGAACATGACCATGCGCCGATCGGGGATCGCGCTGCTGCGGATGCCTGAGGGGGCGACCGCATGAGCGTCGAGACGATGGACTACCTCGCGATGGTCAAGCGCATGCTGCGCGCGGCAGGTCGCCGGGTGGCGGATGCCGACGAGATTGAGCTAGCCGAGCTGGTCAAGCTGCGCGACGAGCTAGAGGCGACGATCGCCGCCGCGGTGCAGGGTCAGCACGATCGCGGCGTCTCCTGGCGAGGAATCGCTGCCGGGCTCGGGATGACGCGGCAGAGCGCGCACGAGCGATACGCCCGCAAGCTGTCAGGCGCGGCCTGACACAGATTTGACGAGAGCGCACGAGCCCTACAGGTGGGACTCGTGCGCTCTCGCCGTTCCGCGAGGCGGCTATTTCTTGAGGACGTGCGACGCGGCGACGATCGATGCGAGCGTGGTCAGGCCGATCGCTGCGGCGTGGATGATCGTCTGTGGCGTGATCGGCTTGTCTGCCACGTCGAGGAGCGCGACGGCGACGGGCGCGGCGATCGAGTAGATAGCCGTGCGGGTGTCGCGGGTGAACGCGACCGGCTCGGCTGTCTCGGTCGTCGGCGCGGCGACGTTGACGACGGTGGCGGGGTTGGTGTCGGGCATGGTGGTGTCTCCTTAGTCGGGATCGGGGAAGAGGTCTTCGGGCTGCTTGGGTGGCGGGGTGCCGTCGCCGTGGCGATAGGCATAGTCGTAGAGTTCGCGGCACCACAGCCACAGCTTGCGGTTCGCGGCCTCAAGCTCGGCAACGCGCGCTTCGAGCTTGCTGAGCCGGGTCGTGCGGCCTACTTGGACTTTCTGCCACGCGGCGGCGAGGACGCCGAGCGCGCCGACGATCACGCCGCCGAGCCCGGTCGGGTCAACTCGCCAGTCGTCGGACATAGGTCAGAGCACGCCGTACTTGTGCAGGGCGGCGCGCGTGTTCACACCCACGATGCCGTCTACGGTGAGCCCGGAGCGGCGCTGGAATTCCTTCACGACAGCCTCGGTCTTCGCCCCGAAGTCGTCGTCAACGGCGAGCTTCGAGTACACGGGGAACACGCGGTTCAGGCCGGCCTGAAGCTTGCCGACTTCCGCACCCTTGCTGCCGACCTTCAGCACGGCTCCGCTGCTCGCGGCGGGCGCTGCTGCGCTCGCGTAGGGGTCGCCGCCCCAATACTCGATATGCCACGGCTCGGCAGGCTTGAAGCTGTCGCCGGTCGGCTTGAACCCGTGCTTCGCGAGGAGCGACAGCATGGCCTTGTGGCGGGCGGTGCCGCTCACGGTCACGCCTGCGTCAGCGCCTGAGTCGTGCACGTCGAGCGCGCGCCCGGTCATGTGCTGCGCGGCGGTCGGGTTGTCCGGGTTCGCCGCAAGGTTGCCCTTGCCCGCCCGGTACGCGTCATAGAGCGCCTTCTGCTGCACGTAGGTGCGGTACCCGCTCGTGACGTGCAGGCTCTTGCCGGTCGCTTTCTGGAAGTCGGCGGCAAGGGCCAGGAAGGCGCGAGCGGTAGCGGTCGCGACGGGCTGCCCGTCGATCGTGGTTGTACCCATGAGGGTGTTTCTCCTTAGGTGAGTGCGGTCTATCGGTCACTTGGGAGGACTTGGCTGTTAGGAGGCGGGGATAGCACCAGCAGCGATTGCGCCAGAGCCGAGCGTCGTCGGCGGCGTGGCTGCAACGGTGATCTGACCGTCAGTCCCGATCTGAAGGCGTGCAGTAATCCCGCTCGTCGCTGCAAGTAGCTGCTGCACAGGTAAGGACGGACGCCCGGCGAGCGGTACCGTTCCGATGACGTCTCCCCCGGCAACACCGCCTGATGACTTGATGACCGTGCCACGCAAGGCGAAAAACCCGTTGAAGATACGCGCCGAGAGCCGGTTAGCCCCAGTTCCGGTCGTAAATGCGCTGCTCAAATCGACCGTCAGCCAACCGGTATCTACCGGGGTCGGCGTCGCACCGCCTTCTAGCGCGTTCTCGATGTCGAGCGCCATTTGCCGAAGGACTGCGGAGAGGTCAGCGAGTTTCGTTCCCGCGTCCGGGTAGGTGATCCCCATGTCTGGCGTGCGGCTGGTCATGCGGAGAGCCCTTCTTTCAGTTTGCCGAGTACGCCGATGCTGAGCGTGTTCGAACAGTCGCCTAGCGTGGCAGTGGTGTCCGCTGAGAGGTCGGCCAGGGTCAGGCCGTTACCCTCCGTGCCAGGTAGCGGCACGACGTTGAACGTGTAGTGCCACCCGTTCTCATCGAACGTCGCGGTCCTCCCGAGAAGCGTCCACAAGGTGGGGAATCGGGGCACATCGTTGAAGACGGAACCGTCGAAGAACATCGGCCCGAATCCGACCACACCGAGCGAGAGGGCGACCTCGAGAAAGGTCGCGCCGGGATGTTGCGCGGCGTCTTCGTCCAGCCGCTCGGGGTCGTAGGCAAGGCGGGGCATGACGAACCTGTCATTTACGGCGTTCGCGAGCACAACAGCCTTGTCCGCGATCGTGCGTGCGTCAGTCTGATTCGTCAGAGAGGTCTTGATCGACCATGCGCGCGTTCCGAGTCCAAGCGGGTCATATCGGGCCGTCTGTTCCGTGAACGTCTGATCGTTGCCCGATCCGTCCGTGTAAGTGATGTGGATCAGGTCGATAGCATCGGTAACGCCGAGCGTCGGGGCGAGCCCATCAGGCACGCCGATGACCGACGCAGGGACGATCGCCACAAAGGCATCGGTCGGTATGGCGCTTACCGTGCCGTCATCGGTCCACCCGAGCATGATGCCGTACCCGTCTGGGTTGCTGAGCGTTGGCGTCGGGTAGATGCTCATCGCCGCGGGGTCGTAGTACGGCACGGCATCCGGGGCAACGTTCGTGAATAGCTGCCGGGTGAGGTCACCGACCTTCGCCGTCTTGTCAGCTGCGGCCTGCTGCATGGCTTGCCCGGTGTAGCCGATATCCGTGATCAGGTTCGATCGGGCCACGGCTATTGCCCGGATCGCGTCCGTGCGGTTGTCGTCGGACTGCTGCGGCCATGACCCATCCGCGTTCGGGCCGGGCGCGTCGATCGCGTCGAGGTCCACGAGGCCGTCTTTGCTCGTGATCGTCACGCGCCACACGTCGAGCTTCGCGCCCGTCCTAGGGTCCGCGATCGTCGTCCGTACCGGGCTCACCTGGTTCACCCGCCCTCTGAACGTCACTGCGGGCGGATTGCCGTAGAGGAATCGCAGGTAGGACGTGTTGACGGATATGAGGGCAGATCCCAGGTCGGTTCCGAAGGTCCACTCTCCGGTGGGGTCGATGATGTCGATCGTCGCGCTTGCGGCCTGCGCACCATCCGTGATCTTCGACCGGCCCGCCGTGATGCTGATCTTCGCGATTCCTGCGAGGTCGCGCGCACCGTTCCACGCGCCGGATATGGTGTGCCCGGCGACGGTCACGGTTGCGGTGTAGTACTCGGCGCTCATCCGATCACCGCCGAGAATCCCGCGGCGGGAATCCGACCGTTGTTGCGCAGGTACTCATCGATCAGATCGATGATCTGCCGCCCAGTCGCTTCCTTATCGACGGCCCCATTCACGGTCAGGTTGAGCGTGTAGTTCGTCGTCGTGCCGGCGCCGGCCGCCGCAGTGCTGTTCGCGGGGGCATCCGAAATCGTCGGTACGCTGAGCGCCATCGGCGCGGCGAACATCATCGGCGCGGCGAGCATGCTCGGCGTAGCGGTCGCGGCCTGAGCCGATGCCGCGTCGAACCCGGTCGCGACGAACGAATTCAGGTGGATGCCGGTCAGGTCTTGAACCCAGCCCGGAACCGCCTTGTTCGCAATCTTGCCGAGCCAGTTCAACGCGGTCCGAATCCAGCCGATCAGGCTGTCGAACCCACGCTGCCACGAGCCGACCAGATCGCCCCACCATGAGGCGATCGCGTGGAAGGCGTCAACGAACGGCTGCGCCACGCGGCCCGCCCACGCGATCACGTTCGACCAGACCTGACCGGCGATGCGCTGCACGTCCGACCAATGCGTGATCAGCAGCACAGTGATCGCGATGACGGCGGCGATCGCGGCGACGATCGCGAGGACAATCCACGTGATCGGAGACGCGAGCCATGCGGCGTTGTTCGCCCACTGAGCGGCGGTCTGGATCGCCTGCACGGCGGCGAACACCTTCATGCCCGCGTTGATGATCAGGATCGCCGCCGACAGGGTACCGATCCCGCCGACAAGGATCGTCACGACTTCGGTGTTCTGCTGCATCCACCCGGCGAGGCTCCCGGCGATCCGCGCGCCTTCGGTCATCGCGGGTAGCAGCGACTGACCGAGCGCGGCTGAGGCGTTCTCCCACTGCGCGTTAGCTATCTGCTGTTGCTCGGCGGCGGTGTTCGTCTGCGCGGCGAACTGGCCCTGCGCGTCGGCTGACTGCTTCGTGATCGCGGCGAGGATGACCTGCTGCTTGGTCGCGTTGTCCCACGAGGCCGAACTGCCGTCGATGCCCATCGCTGCGGCCTGCTGCTGAAGCATCGTCTGGTTGAGGCTGATCCCGTATTTCTCGATCGGGTCCATCTCGCCCTTCATGGCGGATGACAGCGCCTCAACGGCGTCCGAGGTCGGCCCGCCGAAGGTCGCCGCGAGGTCTGCGGCCTGCTTCAGCAGATCGTTGGTCTTGCCGCCGAGTTGATCCTGGGCGACGCCCGCGTTCTTCATCTGCGAGCCGATCACGGTCGCGAACTCGTTGTACTCGTTCTCACTCAGGCCGAGCGCGGTCGCGGCGCTCTGCGCGTAGTCGTGGACCTTGCCCGCGTACTTGCCGAACACGGCATCGATGCCGCCCGTCGATTGCTGAAGGTCGGATGCGGCCTGACCGGCGACGCCCGCCGCCGCGGTGATCCCGGCGAGGGCGATCCCGGCCCCGGCGCTCAGCCGGTTCATGGTCCGCTCGCTGCTCGATGTGCGCTTGTCGAGGTCATCGAACCCGGCTGCTGCGGCGGATGCGTCCGCGATGATGCGGATAGCTAGGATCGCGGTCTTTCCGCTAGCCACGGTGCGCCTCTTTCTGCTGGTCGATCACGTACACGGCGGTTGCGTAGTCTTCGAGGGTTGGGCCGGGGTCGCCCCGCCACGCCCACGGCGCGACCCCTGTCTGAAGCGAAAGAACGACACTCAGGAATTCGAGGGTTCCTTCGCGGAACCTTCCCCCACGCCTTCGACCTCCGGGGCCGGGTCGGGGTCGGTGACCGGCTCGACATCGATCGCGGCCTTCTTGCCGCGCGTGAACTCGTCCCAGGTGAGCTTTGTCACGCCCTCGCGGACCGCCGCCGACCAGCCGAGGAACGGCTGAAGCTTGAGCGTGTTGTCCTTCAGGTCGCCCCACTGGCGGTTCTTGCGCAGGGTGGACTCGAAGTTCAGTCGGTCTTCGAGGGTGGGCTGCACGATCGCGGTCTTGTTGTCCGCGAAGGTGATCTTCAGGCGCTGAGCCATGATCAGATTCCTTTCACTTTGTCTAGTGCTTTGTCTCGGGCTTCCTCGTAGACGGGAAGCCACTCGGGTTCGCTGCGCTGCGCGCCGCGGGATGCGAACGGGTTCGCGGCGATGTGCCGTTTCCCCCATCCCCAATGGATCGGCCCCGCGTAGGGGACCTTCGTGTTGTTACCGGCGCGGACGATGCCCGCCGTCTTCGTGCCTGCCGATCTGACCGTTGCGGCAAGCGCCCCGGTGCGCCGCGGTGCCGCGTCGGCGGCGGCGTTCGCGGCGATCCGGGCGGCTGCGGCGTGGGCGTCCTTCAGGTCTTGGAGGTCGAGCCCGGCCTGCCTGAGCGTGCGACGGAGCTCGCGCCCGCCGATGACCTCATAGCTGCCGTACCCCACGGTCAGGACCCGGACGGACCGACGAAGGTGAAGGTGGGCTCACCCTCGATCGCGAATTCGAAATCGGTCGTGGGGCGGGTCTTCACGTCGCCGCCGACTTCGAGGGGCCGCACGGTGACGGTGCCGGATGCTTCGACCATGCCCGCCGTGGTGGGGACGAAGACGAACGGCTGCTGCGTGCCGCGGTTGATCCAGCACCATTCGATGAGCGAATCGGCGTCGTAGTCCTGCTGGATGGTGCCGTTGAGGGTGTACGTGGTCGTCTCTTCGCCCGCCATGTTCGATCCGTCGAGCATGGGAACGTCATCGTCCTTGTTGGTGCTGGGGGTGATCTTCGCCGTCTTCACGTCGGCGCCCCACTGTCGGGGCGATCCGGTCTCGCCGAGCACGAGCGAGCCGGGGCCAAGGGTGCGAATAGCCATGAGGTTGTCTCCTAGTCGAGGGGTTGAGTGGTGATCGCGTAGGCGGGCAGGACCGGGCCGTGGACCGGCGCGAACTCGGCAGGGGTGCCGGTCTTGATCGGCAGGGCTGAGACTTCGAGGGCGGCGATGATCGGATCGATTGCCGCCCACGCGGCGAGCGGGTTGTCTGCGGGGCCTGCGATCACCACGAGTTCCCACGTCGCGGTGGTCGCCGCCCACGTCTCGAATTCGAGGGTTGGCGGCTGGATCAGGACCGCGCCGCGCCCGCGGGCGGCTGACTCGATCGTGCGCGCGTCAAGTGTGACGTGAACCGGGTTAGCCACGTTCTGGCCTGCCATGCCTGCCGCGGTGAGCGCGGCGAGCACGTCAGCCTGTAGCTCGGCTGCTGCTTGTAGGCGGTTGCGGGGCATGGTCACAGTCCCATCACGAGGTAGGGGCGCAGGATCGGGTACGCGGCCACGAGCGGATCGCGGTTGATCCGCATGGGCTGCGGGTCGTCGCCGTCGAACGGGACGATGCCGTTGCGGCTTGCGCGCCTGAAGTACAGGTCTGCGCCGACTTCGAGAACGGCGCGAGCGACGATCGCCTGAGGCACGGCGAACGGGTTCGGGTCATCGGCGCTGCCGCCGATCAGCCCGGTTACCAGTTCGGTTGCCTCTGCCGCGCACTGCTGCACGAATGCCAGGTCATCGGCCCCGACCGCCTGCACGTAGGCGGCTAGGGTGACCGGGCTCGCGCCGTTCTCGTCAGTCATGGTGTGGCGTCCTAGTTGCCTGCGGGCAGGGTGACCGGGACGAGCGCCTGCGGGTACTGCGAGGCGACGGCGAGGTAGCCGTACTTCGAGTACGCGCGGGTCAGGTCGAGGGCGTCGTCTTCCTGAAGCTGGAACGGTGCGGCGGCGCTCTCCCAGGTGGTGAGGGCGAGCGGGTCGTACAGGCCGAAGGTGCCCGCGTCCGCGCCGGGGAGCATCCAGAACGGCACGTTCGCGATAGAGCCGGACAGGCCGGGAACGCTGATCGTGCCGACCTGGTTCACGCCCTCGCCCTGCACGAGCATGAGCGGGTCCCCGTCGCTGTCAGTGATGTTCTTCAGCGCCTTGAACACGTCCTTGGAGCAATAGCCGCCCGTCAGTGCGAAGCTGCGCGTGTCGAACAGTTCCGCGGCGTCCACGAGTGCATCGGTTACACCCTCGAAGTCGAGAGAGGCGATCTCGATCGCGGATTCCGCCTGAGCGGTCAGCGCGGCCTTGAGGACGGCGCGCACGGCGAGTTCGGTCTGCCGGGCGTATTCGAGGTCCATCGCCGTGCCGAGCGTGTTCAGGTAGGGCACGCTCGCGCGGTCGATGATCTGCCGGGACACTTCCGACGCGCCGCCGTAGGTCTCGACGGGAACGTTTTTCGCGTCGAAGGTGATCTTGCCGACGCCGAGCGCGTCGCCCTCTGCGGCCTGCTTGCCGATCGTGATCGAGTTCGTCTCGATCACGAGGTAGTCGAGGGTCATCCCGTCTGCGGGAAGCGTCTCGCGGGTGAAGGCGTTGATGACGCGGCGGCGGGTGTTGATCAGGTGCAGCGCGTCGTTGACCCAGGTCGGGCGGTCGTCGGCGGCGGTGTCGTCGGTCGTGCCGCCCGTGTAGGCGAGGCGCTGCCGGTAGAAGTCGGCGGCGTCGTTGTCGCCACTGGCGAGCTTCTTCAGGAACGCGCCGAACGACGCGTATCGCGGGCCGGTCGGTCGCGGGTTGCGGAACGCTGCGAGCTGCGCGGCGAACTCGCGCGTCAGGTCCTCGTGCTGGCGGGTCAGGGCGGCGTCGAGGTCGTCCTGCGTGAGCGTGTCGCCCATGGTGGGGTTCTCCTGTTCGTTGGGTTCGGTGGTGAGTGCGCGGGACGCGGCGACGCCGGTCACGCGGGCGTCTTGGAACGCGGGCAGGGCGACCAAGGACACTTCGATCAGGTCGGCGGCGTAGACGTGCACGGTGCTGTCTGCGTCGTCGTACATGAGCGCGCCGGGCTCGTCGGGCACGTCGAAGCCGATCGACAGGCCGTCGCGGAGCCCGTTCGCGGCATCCGCGAGGGCCTTGTCGCCTGCCTCGCCGTCTGGGATCTTGAACGCGGCGAATCGGCCGGCATCGTCAAGCTCGCTCATGAACCCGACCGGCTGCGACGGGTCGTGATCGATCAGCAGCTTGTGACGGCTGAGGTCCGCCTGACGGCGTACCGCGCCGTCGTGGATCACGATTCGGCGGTGGTCGTCGGTCGGCTGGTTGTACCGGGTGATCTCGCCGCGGATCGTGCGGCGCTCGGCGTCGAGCGTGATCTGCGGCGCGAAGCCTTCGAGGCGGATCGTGGTCACTTTGCGGGCTCCTGTTCGGGCTGCGGCTGCGGGGTCGGTGCGGTCGTCTTGCGGTTGGCGATCTGCGCTCTCTGCGCGTCGGTGAGCGGCGGCAGGCCTTCGCGCTCGCGGGCTTCGTCGTCGGTCATGACGCCCGCTTGGATCGCGACGTTGTAGCCCTGCATGCGGGTGAGGGTGTCGGAGCGGCTGAGGGTGTCCACGTCGAATTCGGCTTCGATGCGCCCCGGCAACAGGTCGGTGAATGCGTCTTCGATTTCGTTCAGCGGGCGCATGAGCGTGAACCGGGTGTACGCGATCCATTCCTGCTCGACGTTCTGATAGCTCTTGCTGTCGCCTTCGAGGGTGATCAGCATGAGCGAGGCGGGCGCGCCCATCAGACGGGCGATCTGCACGGTGCTGAACTGCTGCGTCTCCAAGAACTGGATATCGCTGGGCTTCAGCAGCAGCGGCGCGTAGGAGAGCCCCTTGCCGAGCACGCGAAGCCGCTCGCGCTGGTTCTTTGATACCGGCTTGCCGTCCGCGTCGTGGACTTCCGAGCCGTCCGGGTTGCGCCCGTACCATACGTTCCGGTACGCATCGGCCTGCCCCGGCTTCAGTTCCTGATCGGTCGTGAGCACGCCGTCAGGCATGTTCGCGTCACTGAGCCACATCGACCCGTAGTCGCGGGCGTCGAGCGCGCCGCGTACCTCGATCGTCGCGGCTTGGATCGGGCCAAGTCCGCGGTGCATGCCGGGGATGCGGAGAAGCATCAGGTGGCGAATGTCGCGGGTCGTGTATTCCTTCCCGCGGTAGCTGAACGACTTGTGATCCACGCCGAAGGTGTCGCGGCGGACGATCACGCCGACTTCGGTCGGGTCGAGGGCGTCAACGCTGACAACCTGACCGTCGAGACGGTTGATCATCCAGAACGCGTTCCCGTCGAGGAACAGGCACGTCACGGTGTATTCGATGAACGCGCGGCGCGACCAGCCGTCGAGAAGGCTCGGGCGGCGGATCAGGGCCGGGGTGCTCGCGACGGGGATGCGTAGGCCGTTGCGCTTGCCGTGCATGGTGATCTGGCTGACCGACGTGGCGTGAATCTGAATGCCCCGATAGACCGTCGAGAGTGTGAGTGCACGAGATGCGTCCACGTCGGTCAGCCGTCGAGCCGCTGCTGCGGTGAGCACGGCCTGCGTCGCGACCTCGCCCGCGAGAGCGAAGCCGAGAGCTTTGGCGATCCGTGACCTGAGCGGCATGTGTTAGATGCTCACGGCGGCATCCGCCGCTCCCCTAGCTTTCGGGCTCGCCCGGGCTCGCTCAGGCTCTTAGGGGCTCGCGTGGGCTCGCGGCTAGAACAACTGCATGCCGGGCGTCTCGGGCATGTGGTCGAGGCCGTACGAGCCGAGCGTGGCGGCTTCGAGTGCGGAGATGGACCCGACCGACGCGCGGCGACCCCATACCCAAGCGCCGTCCATGATCCATCGCCGGGTGGCGAGGTCGGCGGCGGCGTCCAGTGCCTCGTGCGGCTTGTAGAGCCACGTCGCGCCGTTCGGGTTCGTGATGCCTGTGAGCACGTTCTGACACGCTGCGGAGACGCCCGCCGATGAGAGTTCGACTAGGGGCAGGTCGGCGCGAACTGCTTCGTCATAGAGCGCGGCTGACGGGCCTACCCGGTCGATCGCGAATGCGGCTTCGGGGTACTTCTCGTGCAGCTCGCGGAGCTTGTCGAGCGCCCACCACGTGCCCGCGGAGTGCCCGCCGTTCACGACGGCGGACACCTTGTGGGCGTGCTGCTCGTCGGCGTACTGCGTTGCGGTGATCGTGGTATCGATCGCGTCAACGCCGACCGCTGCGCCGAAGCAGACCGGCCCGGCTGGCGCGGCGGCGTGGTGGGCTGCGGCGCGCCACGGCTCGCGGGGAATGGTCCGCTCGGTCGCGCCGGTTCGCTGGTTCGCGTAGGCGCGGGCGAGTTCGCCGGGGCTGTCGCGTAGCTGCTCGGCGGCGGCGTCGAGCGATTCGCGGTCGAGGACGTACCCGTATCCGGGGTGATAGCGGGCGATCGTAGCGAGGTCGTTGCCGTCCTCATCGAACGGCACCCCGAAGTCAAAGATCGCGGTGCGCTCGCTGATCAGCCCGGCGCGGGCGTTGTCCAGTATCTCGTTGAAGAAGGTCGATTCGATCGTTCCTTCCGTCGAGACGAGCCATAGCTGCGGCTGCTGGTGCACGAGCGATCGGCGCGTGAGGGTCGTCGGCTGGATCGCGCCGAGTAGTGCCGTGCCTTGCAGCTTCGTGAACGCCCAAGCCTCATCGATCGTGTTCGTATCTGACTGTTTCGAGTGCAGAGAGTCCTCAGTCGGCGGGTGGGGCCGGAACTCGCTGCCGTTGCGGAACGTGAGCACTTCAGAGCCGTTCGTGAGGCGTCGGTGCGCGAGGTTCTTCAGCCGGGGCGTGTCAACGTACAGGTCGGTCATCTCGCGCCACTTCGCGGATGCGTGCTGGCCTGATTGCGCGGTGTACCACGCGCGCCGGTTCGGGCTCATGAGGCACGACTGCACGTTGCGGGCGAGGTCCATCGCGGTCTTCCCGATCTGCCGCGGGCCGGTCACGATCACCGTGTTGTACCAGAGCATGCCGTCCGGGCCGATTTCGCCCGCCACGTCCGCAACGTATCGCTGCCAGGGCATCGGCGGCTTCTTCAGCAGCGACATGACGGCGGCGACGTGCCCGCCGTAGGTGGGCCTCGAGAAATTACGCGGCGTAACCGTCCGGGGCGTCGGCATGCCGGGCGGGTACGGTTGCAAGCGCATTGAGTAGCTCTCTCTCGGCTGGGGTCAGGTCGTCTAGGTCCGTGTCGTCGGCTTCCTTCGGCTGCATGGATCGCATGAGGTCCATGAGCCGTTCGACATCGCTCGCGACGGATCGGCCCTTGCGGTTTCCTTCAGCGATCGACTTCGCGAGGGCAAGCATCATGCGCTTGGTCAGACGTTCGTGCGGTGCTAGGTCCCGCTCGCGCTCGATCGCGTCGAAGAACGCGGAAACGTCGCGTTCTTCGTCGCTTTTCGCCTGTTCGGGGAGGTCGAACAGGGCCTGATCGGGTGCCATTTTCGGGGGTCCTGACTTGTCTTTTTTTCTTGTGTTTTGTGGGAGGGGAGGACGGTGGAGCGCGGGGTGTCCCGCTGATCGGCTGAGAAAAAACGGGGTCTACCAGTCCGCCACAAAATCGGCCGGCTGGGGCACAGACGACACGATCGGCACGGACTCAGACGATCGAGCTTCGGAGGCTGCGGCGTAGGGCGAGGCGTACCACTTCGCGACCGCGACGCCGACGAACGCGGGCCGCTCGGATGCCACGCGCTGCTCGACAACCTCGCGGCCCGGATCGATCGTGATCACGTTGTACCTGAGCGCCCGGTACTCACCCATCGTCGCCTCACTCGGCACTGAGTGGATCAGCCACACGACACCGCCGAAGGCCAGGCGTGTAGCCCGGTCGATCGCCGCCTTGCGTGCGCCGATCGCCACATGCCTCACGTGCTGCGGGTAGCTGTGCGTACGGGTCGGCTGGACAGGCATGAGCGCGCGGGCGATCGCGTCGAGGTCGATCACCACGTCATCTGGCCCGGCATGCTCAGCTACATAGGTGGACTTGCCCGATCCGGGCGGGCCGATCAGAACATTGATCGTGCACCCGATGCCGCTGATCACCCGGTTCTGACGGCGCGAGTTGCACCGCTTGCACGCCGGGCGGAGGTTCGCCAGGGTATCGCGCCCGCCGAGCGACCACGGCAACAGGTGGTCCTTCGTCGTCGCGACACCCTGGCATCCCGGGAACCGGAGATGACAGCGCGTCCCATACGTCTCAAGCACAAGCCGTGTCAGCCCGGCCTGAGCGCGCCCGCCACGGTTCGAACTCGTCTCAGTCCGCCTCATGATCGCCCACATTCATGAGCCCGCTTCGCGGCCCGAGCTAGCGTCGGGTCGTAGAACGCAAGGGTCATCCGGCACGCCGGACAGGTCCACACGAGGCGCGTCGTGACAGCCGGGCGGCTCGGTCGGCGGCGCTTCGCAGGGTCACTACGCTGCGTCACTTCGCACCCCCTGCCGAGCGGCCCGCAAGCGCCCACGAATGCACGTCACGCCACGCATAGCGGATCGTCCGGCCCCGCTTGATGAACGCCGGGCCGGTGCCCCGCTGGCGCCTAAGCCGAAGCGCGTTCTCAGTCGTCTGAAGCCACGCGGCGACCTCAGCGGGCGTCGCGAGCGCCTGCGGCTGCGCCGGGGCGCTCATCGTCGGCCCCGATCGCGGATCGCGTCAAGAATCCGCATAGCGCGGGCATGCCGGGCGGCGCGCTGCCGAATCCTGCTGACATAGACCGTCACAGCAAGCACAAGCCACGCGACGGCGGCGACGATCAGCAGCACGAGCATGCCCGCACCGTCCAGCGTCGAAACGTCGAGGTCGCTCACGATCGAGCCTCCCGAAGCCGGGCGGCGATCGCGATCAGTTCGTCTGCGAGCTGCGCCTGCGTGATGCCGACTGCTCCCGTCGAGACGTTGGGCGTACCGTCCGGGTTCGGCCAGATGACGACTGCGGCGGCACCCGTGAACCCGGCACTTACGAACTGCATCACCACGTCTTCAGCCGGGCTGTACTTGCGATTCGGAACGATCTTGTAGCTCACAGGTACACCACCTTGTAAGTCGGGCGCGTGGCGAAGCACGGCGCGACGGCCTCGTGAACGCGCGCGAACTCTCCGCTAGGGCCGTCCGCGAATGCCTTCGTGAACACGAGCCGATCACCAATCACGCCACGGGCTCGGTCGAGCGTGTGAGGCGTCACGATCACGTAGCGGGTGATCTTCGCCGCTTCGATCGCGGCGAGGCCGTCGCGGTCGTCTGCGGCTAGCACGATGTCCCGGCGAGGCTCGGCGGCGATCCGCTCGGCGCGCTCGTCGCGTCGCGCAGCGCGGCTCGCGTGAACTGCTTCCATGTCGGTTCGGTCGTAGGCGGTGATCAGCGCGTGCGCGGTCGTGGCCCACGCGTCGGCCACGTCGAGAGGCATGTCTCCCTTGGCGAGTTCGGCCATGAGCCGCATCTGCGCGGCCTCGTGGTCGCGCTGAGCCGCTTGCACGGCATCGTCATTGCGGATTCGGTCGGCGGCTTCGCGCATGCGAGCCGCGAGGGCGTACAGGTCGTTCGCGATCGTCTCGCGGGCTGGATATTCGGTGGTCTTCATGGCGTGAAAGTCCTTCGGTCTACGTCGATTCGGGGCGTGGTCGTCGTCGGCTACCTCATGCGGCCTGCTTCCCGCACGACACGCACTTGCCGTCACGGCCCGGCGCGTGCGGCATGTGGCCGCTGCTGAACTTCGGGCACGGGTCGAAGTCGATCCCCGGCACGTCGAGGGCGTCGAGCGTCAGCGCGTCCTCGCGCGCGCTCGCGCGGTTACCAACGTGAGATTCAGGAGAGATATCTAGAGAAGGGTTAATTGACTGTTCGGGGGTCGCTGGCGACCGGGGGGTGAGGTCGCTGACGACAGGGGAGGTCGCTGACGACCGGGGGGCGTTTTCGTCACCCGGATCGATAGCGCCGAGCCGCTTCCGCTCGGCCTCGCAGGTCTTGTGCAAGCCAGCCGATCGACGGTCGTACGGCAACCGTTCGCCGCACTCGACGCAAAGCAAGTTGTGGCTACTCGTGCCGTCGCAGTTCGGCGGGCACTTCAGAACGACCTTGTAGAGGTTCGGGCGCGTGTGATCTGGCGTCCGCTGCGTGCCGCCCGCGTTCTGGTCGGTCTTGATTTCGCCGAGGTCTTCGAGCAAGCGCAAAGCGATACGAGCGTTGCGAAGGTTGATGTTCGCGTGGATCGCGAGCCGCTGAAGTCCGGGCCATGCCTCGCCGTCAGTGTCTGCGTGATTCGCGATGCTGAGCAACAGCGCCCGCGCGGCCCCTGTCGAAGCGGAATGATTGAAGACAATCGCCAT